TATTAATGAAGCCTCTGATATGACTGAAGGTAGCCAGCAGTTAGCCTGTACAGGTAACAACTGTGAGCTTTAAGACATAAACAGGATAGAGTAACCTCTGTCGTCACCACCTACGTCCTCTGGCTTCTCTTTAGGGTCATGGGACGTAGGTATTCCTTCCTTCTGCATCTTCTTGATGCGGTCCTTAGACTTCTCACACATAGTATGGTAGTCCAAAGATGTATAGCTTACTGTGTGCTTATCGTCGTTCTTTTTCACGGTTTTCTCCTCCGGTTAACATACCTGCGCCTAATGTAGTAGCACCTGCATTTATCTTTCTCTCTTGAGTTAGCATTCTCTGAGATGGTTTAGCTTCTGCTATGTTTCTCAGGCTTTCTCTAACGTCTACTTTTTTCTTAGGTTGTGCAGACTTTATCTTTTCTTTGTTTTTCTTAATGTCAAAGTGCATGGGGGGTGTGACTGATAAAGACCTGTTAGGCAGTCCACCAGATACCACAGTACCCACAACTGGCGTCTTCTCTAAAAAATTATGCTCATCTGATATTACAGCCATTACTCTACCATTTGGATTTACTTTAGCAATATAGTTTACACCGCCCTCTGTAACAGCGTTTCCTACAAAAGACCCTGTAATCCAAAGTCCGTTTTCTTGAGCGTCTTCCAAAGTTTTAGATTTTGGATGTAAACGTATTTTACTGTTATCTAGATTTTTAATAAAAGCGTGAAGCTGCGGGACAGTGGCATTTTTACCATTTTTAAATAAAGGTCGCAGTGAAGTTAAAACAGTACTCTTTGTTGCAAAGTCTGCGTGGTGCGCTCCAGTTACTTGATCCCCAGCACCAGCGTTTTTAATTCTAATATGAGAACCGAGAGAATTTCCAATAGACGTACCATCCGCATCTCTCCAGACTGTCCTAACGTGTTCGTCAATAAGTTTCAAATCTTTATCTGCTACACCAACATTTCTTCCAGATTCGTACTTACCCTTCAAGTCGTTCTCTTTAATTAATCTAGTGTACGAACCTTGCTGTATTGGAACAGCCTCTGTTAAATAACTCCTCTCTTCTATATTTTTAACGTCAGGAGACACCGGACCTCTGCGGCCTGCTTGATCTGGAATAAGAATGTCAGATGCCTGAACCTGTGCAACAGCTTTTCCTATGTCCCGTGAGCCGCCTTTTTCAAGAGCTTCTTTAGCCGCTTCTTGGCTGGTTCTGTTAATTCCTGTTTCTCTATACAAGGCTCTGGAACTAGGGTTTAAAACCTGCCCTACTCCGCGAACAGCAGAGTTTCCCATCCAATTGACAAAAGACCCTACTTTTTCTCTGGCGTCGGCTACCTGCTGGGGGCTTTCAAACCTAGGAACCCTAGAGGCAATCATTTCGTCAACTAGCGTGGGCTGTGCTGTGTTAGACGGGCCGTAAAAGTTGGGGATGTAATTAGGCGCTGAAGACAGTGCATTCCCGCGACCGCTGTTTGCTCCTGCCAACCGTTTTGCCCCACGTATACCGCTAGTCACAAGTCCCGCACCCAATAGGTTTGAAGGAGCTAAAGCCATATCCAAACCAGCGTTTACTAACTCTTTAGGTATGCGCTGATTAGGCATTTCTTCTTGAGGGTTGCTCATGTTCATACCAAGTACGCTTGCCCTAGGTATAACAACGTCCTCTTTGGTAAACTCTTCTGGGCTGTCACCCAACGCAGAACGTACAGGACGTAGCTCTGCTTCAGACACAGCATCAAAAGCGTCACCTATAGCACCAAACCCAGACTGATATGCCTGAGATTCAGCCTCAAGTGACCTAGCAAAGTTATTAGAAAGTTTCTCTAACCACTTCATTCAGTTTCTTCCTGCTCTAGCTCAGACTCAATCTGCTTGAACACAGCGTTTAGATACGTATAAATCTCTTTGCTGTCCCGTTGTAGCATACTACGCTTCACTGGATCTTTTGTGGACTGTATTGCTTTCTTAATTTCTCCAATCATATCACGCTTGAGGTAAGCAACTTTAGCTCTTATTTTTGCTGGTCCGGGCCTCTTTAGTTGGTTTTTAATGTAAGCATACGGACCTACTATTGCTGTGCCACCTAAGACGTAGATGGCGTTGCTTGCTACACCTAGCGCCGTACTACCTGCGTACTTCTGAAGACCTAATGAACTAATAAATCGACCAAAGCGTGTCTTAGCTTCTGTAGCGGCCTTAGCGTTCAAAGCACCTAGAGAAGGTATAACCTTAGACATTTTAGAGAATAAAGTTTCTGCTGAAGGTACTACATCAAACACGGTTTGGTTTACGGCCCTGCGAACAGCCATCGCCGCTAAGTTTCTAGTAGTTAGAGAATCACCAGATAAATCGTAACCCATCCTATTTGCTCTATCGTCAAACATAGATCGCGTGACACGTAACCCTTGAAGTGTACCACCCTGCTCATCCAAAATTGCCAGAGCTTCTTTGTACAAAAGAGCAGTCTCCTGTCTTGCTTGTTTTGAAGACATAAGTTTTGGGTTAGTTAATACCATTTCGTCAAACTGAGCTTTCATATTGCCTCTTAAATTATCGTCTAACTCAGCCCAGTTAACTTTTCTTTCGTTCTTTGCTAACATTTTCATTAAGTTAGTTTCTAAAGTATCATAGTACTGCTGAAATGCGTTGTGGTTTGCCTGTAGAGTTTTGTTGCCAGAGACTCCTGCGGACTTAGCTATGTCTATAAGCTCTAACTGTTCAGCAGACGCTAGTTGTTCTTGAGTACCTAATAATCCTTTAGGATCTTCAGTTAGCTTTACCTGCTCAGAGGTTTTCTTGTTGCCCTCAAACAAAACTTTGTATACGTCTGCGTCACCCCCAGCTAGAGGCTTAACTTCGTTACGCATACCTACACGCTCTAGCTTCATAGGTTTTACTGGCTGTTTAACGAGTGGGCCTGCACCTTTAGTAAATCCTAAGTCCATGACAGCGACAAGGTTGGCGGCTTCGTTAGGATAGGTTGTTTCAAACTCTTTCCACGCATCCATGCCTTGACCAGCAGCATTCCAAGCCATCTGACCACCCTTGGTTTGCATCAATGCCTGAAACTGCTCTGCGGCCCCTTCCTTGAGTCCTTCAGGGAGCATAGCCACGCCTTTTTCTGCACCAAACATAACCATCTCAGATGCAGAGTCAAAGGCCATTCTGAGGGGAGTAGTGATTGTCTGCAAAAGAACAGACGGTAGGTTTGTGGACTGTCTGTACTGCTCCTCAAGTACCGCAGGATCACTCATGGCTGCTGAGATACTAGCCGCCGTAGGTTGGCTCTGGCTAAACCTCTGCATAGTCTGGGATTGTCGTTCGACTCCTCTTTGGTAAGGCTCAGAGAAAAACCTGTTCCACAGAGAAGATCCTTCTGTCTCTACGTCAGAGTTATCTAAGTCTACTGCGTCACTCTCAAACGCCCTAGAAAACGCTGATTCGTCATCAATCACCATTTCTTCCTTTTGCTCTTCAGACACCAGAGGTTCGCCTTCAGCAGGTACGCCAAAGGCTCTGTCAAATGCTTCCATATCTTCTGCAAGAGACATTACGTTAAGCTCCTATCTTGACAAATTTACCGTCTACAAGTTTGTATTTAGTCCCATTTGGTCCGTTAGGGGCGTAAAAGACCTTCTTTGTCTCAGGGTCTTGGTGATAGCCTACAGCTTTGTACTCAGGCCTACCCCACTCAATAGCGTCAGCGGCAGCAATACCAGAGGCCAGCTTCTGCACATTCAGCAGGTGCTTCTTAATGGCTGCTAGAGCCTTGTTTTGTGCATCGCCTGACATACCTGTGTAGATAGCATCAATGGTAGACTGCAAGGACATAAATTCAATATTAGAAATTTGTCCCAAGCCAGTACCTGATGCTCCTGACTCAGCAGCTAGACGCTTCATCTCGTTGATCTGGTCAAAGCCAAGTCTAGCCCTGATCGACAACAATTCTTTCTCTCTGTCGTATGCAGGGGTTCCGGGAACCATTGCAGACATCCCGCCAATAAATCCTGTTTCTGTGAATCCGGGGTCCATCAAATCATCAATGTCTTGAATGAAGCCTGTGGTTTGCGCGATGAGGTTCAAAGCGGCATCACGGTCACCCTCGCCTTTTCCGGGTGGGTCCAACGTGCTAATCAATGTTCCATCATTAGCATTTAATATAATCACTGAACCATCTTCACGCTCTACTGTTTTTATTCCTTTGTCAGTCGGCTTCTCAGGCTTAAACCCACGTTCAGCAATAACCTCTCCTGTCTTTGGGTTTACTAAAGCAGCGCCAGCAGATAGGGTAACTGGTTCTTGTGTGCCACCAGAGCCTGCTTCATAAGCCTCCATAATTTGCGCTTGTGTTCCACCTTGGGCTAAAACAGAATTAATACCTTCTCTCATATCTTCCAGAGGCACACCACGGGCTGCTCCTTGGGTAATAGCCATCAGACCGCCTTGAGCGCCCCGTTGACGATTTGTGTCTTCTTTAGCAGTAGCCCTATTAGCAGCTTCTAGAAACACCTTAGCTACTTCAGGTTGCCCACCTGCGGCGTACTTCTGAGACATAGCCGTTAGTTGTGCAGGATCATTAGCGTACTGCTGTAGTAACTGCTGTACTTCAGCCTGAGATTTCACACGGCTCTTCTCAGCCATCATGATGCCCGGAGTTGCTCCCACGCCTTTAGCGGCCTCAAACAAACCTTGAGAGTAACTAGGATTAAGGAGTCCTTGTATAAACGATTCTGAAAACTTAGCCATGCTTAGACTCCTCCTAGATATACAGCAGATGATGCTTCAGGGATCTGACTGTAGTCTACCATCAAGTAACCGTTGCTATCTGTAGATACTGCGGAAGGTCTAACCTCTGCAATCTCTTGTGCAAGAACACCAAAGGTCATGTTGTTGTTAGTGAACTTCTGACCTTCTTCGTTCCAATCCCAAGTGTACAGATTGATACCGTTAACTGTAGCAACCTTGTCAATGTTAGTCTTCAGTCTAACGTCAGAACTAAGTATTCCACCTAGTATTGTACCAATTCCACCTGAACTGTTAGCCACAGGTTGCGTAAGACCACTTAAGAGTCCTGTGCCCACCTGACCCAAGAGATTAGCTCTAGCTGTCTCTGCGGCCATACGTGCCTGAATACCTGACATCATACCCTCACTGTAGTTACCTACTCCGTACTGCTGTGCTTGTTGCTGTAACTGTGGGAACATATCAGTAGCACTAATCTGGTTGAGCATGTTAGCTTGTGGCAGATATGAACCTGTCAGCAGGGCCATGTTAAGCGCCTGTTGATCGCTGGAGAGGCCTGTGGCTGCACCGTACTGCGCTGAACCAAAGCCCAGAGACTCGTAAGCACGTCTCTGTTGTGCATCTCGCATAGCACCCTCAGCAGAGGCCAAGTCACTACTTAATCCGTAGAAGTCCTTACCAAAGCCAGCCTGCTGTGCCTGCTCTGCTTGTGCCTGTTGAATAGCCATTAAGGACGATTGATTCTGAGCTTCCGCTTGAGCCTTAGACAAAGCAAACTGCTCTGGTGTACCACCGTACATATTAGTCTGTACACCACTTCTACCTTGGTTATACAGACGCTCCTCAAGAGCTAACTGCTGACGTTGCTCCTCAGGTGCTTGCATAGCCCTCATGCGGTTATAAATGTCAGTCTCACGAGCACCTGTGCTTTGACCCGCCTGCTGCATGAACTGACCGCCTAAATTTGAAGCACCCTGTGCTAACAATTGCTGATTCAGTAGTCCGTAAGGATCATTGATAAGCTGTTGGTTACCACGGTCTATAGCGGCTTGAGCACCCAAGCGAGTCTCTTCAACTCCCATGGGATTACTAAATATACTGTTGCTTGCCCTGCGGAGCATTTCGTTCTGCATGGCCTGCTCTTGTGCCCCTAGAGTTGTACTAGCACTCAAGTCAGTAACTACACCAGTAACAGGGTCTACTGTAGGGCTTACATTAAAGGAAGATCCTGTGCTAGACGTTAGTGTATACGGCCTAAACTGAGATAGCCCTAGGCCTTCAGTAGCAATCTGTGCTGCTCCCGGTAGCCTTGTTCCGTCATCCAGAGTAGCACCAGCAAAAGATTGATTACCCACAGTACTGAGTCGGTCATAGGCTTCTTTTGTAAGAAGGCCTCCACCAATGGCAGTACCTATTCCTAGTATTTGTTCAATACTCATTAGAGAATACCTCTGTTCTTAGTAGTTATCATATAGTTTTACCTATTAACGCTAGTACGTTCATTTCTTGGATGGACAAAGAATAACCATTAATGTCTGTCTCAAGGCCCACGTTAATTACAGACCCATAGCCTGTAGTGTTTAGTGAGTTTCTACTTATAGTAACTCCTTCAGCAGAAAAGTCAGAGTCAGTATATTCAGACTGTCCGTAAAACCCCGGACTATCACTGCTTGTTCTAAACGTACTAGAGCTAGTGTCTGTTGAAAAGTCATAAGACCACTTGAGGAAAATGTCTGAATTGTTTCCTCCAAGCAAAGTAGGTCTAATCTTTTTTAACATCTTAATCTTTGCTGGGTCACCAAACGTAAGCCCCGGACTAAAGTACCTAAAGCGATAAGGCTTTCCGTTGTCTTTATAGTTGTCGTACTTACCTATACCATCTTCACACCCTATGTATACATCACCGTTTCTGTCTCTTTGAAACGACTTAAAGTCTACACTAGGCCAACGAGTGACCTTGTAAGAACCATTTTCTAACGTGCCTCTTACGTCAAAGCAGTACACTAAACTTAGGTCAGAAAAACACAAAAGATAAAAATAATTCTCAGGACTATATACAGTACTCACAGGTTTACTAGTAGCCAGTGTATTAGCAATTAACTCTTGCTTTATGTTCCTGCTCAAGTCAGTAATAGGTAGTGACTTTTCTTGTATTGTCCTACCGAGTCCTCTTAGGCCTGTAGGAGTTAAAAACAAGAGATCTGTTCCTATGTCTTGTATGCTGTTTCTGTCTACACAACCTACACCAACAACAGTATCATGGATAACCATAGACGCAGGACTGTCTGCTCCACTATAAACAATTATATTATTCTCACCAAAGACAATAAGGAAGTTATTGTGTGCGGCAAGAGCTACAACCCTATCAAACCCATTAGGCCATGCCTCAGATACATCTATAGATCCGCTAGATCCACTACTAAAGTTGTGTCCTATTAACAAATCAGACCAATAAATAATACTGTCATTAGTGTCGTTACCTACAACAAACAACCTACCGTAAGCAGCAAGAACTTCATTAGAATACTGACTAGCTGTTACATGAGCGTTATGTACATCAGACATTTTAGTTATGACCCCAAGGGCATCACTATAAACTAATGGTTCATAACCGCGTTGAAAGAAGTACGCATGGTCGTTAAAGTTAACAATCTTCCAATCGTTATCCGTAATTGTGTATGAAGCCGGTGTAGCGTTAACCAGAGTAGTTGTACCTGTAAAAATCAGATTGTTCCCAGTACTAAAGATTACTTCGTTACCGGCACTGTCATAAAACTCGTGTATCTTATGAATGTAGTCTGAGCCTAACCAGTACTTGTCTGAGGTAAGAACACTGTTACCTTTTCGTGACGCAAGGCGACCCCGCCTGTCAATGATAGCGTTATCCGCAACCTCAGCAAAAGCAGTGTCCAACGCTAGAGGCGAATCCTCAGTGTTGATCCCCATGAAAGCAGGAGCAACTAAGTTAATACTCTGTAATGGCTGAGCCATAAGTACTCCTAGGGTGTGTACCAGATGGTTTCATCAGGATGCTTCTGTGCATCCATAGCGATTGCATCTGATAAGTATTTGTCAGCTAGAGCAAAGTACTCAGGGGTAGATGTACCGCCTGTCTCCCCTCGCTCACGAGATGCTAACGCTAAGGCCAAATGTATCACAGGCTGACTAGGGATAAACAGTTTGTCAGCGTCAACAGCCAGCGGAGCATTCCTAATTACCATCTTAGCCTTAATAACGTAAGTGTCGTTAGGCCTAGGGTACAAGTCAATCTGAGAGTCCCCAGCGTTATCAACACCGTTGTACGTATAGAACGTAGGGATACCCTCAGCAGCAGCACCTAAGACGTATTTCTCGTCAACCCAAGACTGTGGGCGGTACTCCATAGGCATATTTGCTGTATCGTTCATAATCGTAAGGATCTTTCCGTAGTCCTGAGTACCTAACAGAGAATACGTATGTATACCATCTATAGTAGAAATATCTATAGTCTTCCTAAGATGTGACCAATCCCAAGCGGTTTCAATGATACCCTTAGCATCATTAATAAAGTCACCAACCATAGTACTATAAGTATTAGCGTATACCGTCGTTACTTGGTCTTCCCGTAGACGCCTCAGTACATTATTTACTAAATTTAAGTATGTCATATGATGTCCTGAAACAAGCTGTTAGTTAACCACCCTTGCAACATTTTAACGTAATCTACAGGCTGTCCTGCGTCACCTCGGGCCATAGTCTGTCCTTGTTGCATTTGCAGAGGAGAATAGTTGTATCCAGTGACAGCCCCTATCCCCCCAGCATTCCCAGTTACTGTACCTATTCCAGAACTTCCGGGGGATGTGTACGTAGAAGTCCCTAAGCTCACTCCGGGTACAGGATCAGGGGCAGGAGGAGGGGCTTGGTAGCCACATTCTACTGAGTTAGGAGCCGCAGACTGTACTGATCCCCCTTGTCCATCAGCAGTCAATGTAATCATTGTGGTGCCTGAACACTGTCTCCCTAAGTATGTCCCAGCGGCTAGGTTAGTAGGAGTGTTATTAGTAGTGTTATTAGTAGCAGATGAGGCACTATGGTCAACAGGGTTAGCAAGCTGCTCCCCATTTAGGCAATAACTATAATTAGGAAGACGATCAACGGTACCATCAGAATAAGTTATTACAAAATCATTACCATCACATTGACCAGAGGACGTAAGCCCCTCATTAGATGTCGTAGTGCTCGTAGACTCAGTAGCTGCTGAAGACTGTGAGGCAGCATAAGCCTGCCCTTCAGGAGAGTTTTTAATCTCATTCATTATAGCATTAATGTCACTAGAGTTTCCACGCATGGCGGCTTCCTTAAGCCTTTCACTGTAGTAGTCTAAACCACCACTGTCTGCTCCTCTACCTAAGTACAGTTGATACGCTCGCTCTACCTCTTGCCTAGATTTATCCATTATAGCTGATTGCTCCCAGCCTGAATAACCCGGCTTTACTCCTCCAGAGTTGTCAACACCCGTTACATCCATAATGTAATCAATTACCTCTGTTCCGTATCGACCAGAGTCTATATTCTCATTAGGATTAGGTACGTTGTTTGTATTAAACAAGCCCATAGTATTAGGGGCAAATATAGGAGCCTGAGAAACACACTGGCCCCTATCATTAATCACGCCCTGCTCGCCGTTAGCTTGAGTACAGAACGTACCTTGCGGCTGTCCAAAAGAAGTCATACTATATCCTTATTACGTTGAATCAACAAACGTTGAACTTGTGCGTCCAACTCTGCTGCATAATCTGTATAGGGTTTATTTGACACCACTAACTCAGGCGTTCTGTTGTATCCCATAGAAACATTTGCTGGCTTAAACATACCAGTGCCACCACCGCCAACACTGCCACCCCCACCGCCACCACCACCCCCACCACTAGAAGAAGAAGAAGTAACTGGTGCTATCCCTGTGGGCACACACTGGTCCAAACCCTTTGGATCAATCATGTAACCCGGTAAACAGTCACCACAGGAGCCATCTTCATTTTGTCCCCTGTTCTGTTGTTCACAAGGCGATCCCGGAGGAGGTGGAGGAGGAGGAGTACCATTAGTAATAACAGTATTATCTACACATAGTCCTTCAGCGTTCCTAGTCTGACCATCGGGACAGTCATCAGGGGGAGGAGGATTATCGTCGCTGCCGGGACCTACTGTTACAGGGGCAGGGGTTTTAGCACACTGTTTATCCCAGTTAATCTGTGCAAACCCGTATTCCTCAGGCCTCGGTTCGCTACATAATGCCTCAATAGGGTCAACACAGTTTCCTTGTGCATCTCTAACTTCATTACCTTCACAAGACTCAGTACCACCGCCCGGAGGCCCTACTGTTACTGTCTCACACTTCTGTGTTTCTTCATTATATTCCTCATCTTCACCACACTGACCGTTGCCGCCGTTGCCTCCGTTACCGCCGTTGCCTCCGGTTCCTATAGTTGGTACGTAGCAACCTCCCTCGTCATCAAAGATGCCCTGCTGACCATCACTAGTGTTACAAGGTTGGCCGGGAGTGAAAAAGACTTCATCAACACAAGCACCAGCGACCTCGTTGTACACCTGTCCTTCAGGACAAACCTCTACTGTATCTGCTGATACGCACTTTCCAAATTCATCAGATTGAAAACCCTCTATACAAGGGCCACAAGACTCTTCTTCTGTAGCATCTGGTGTTTGTACTCTGTTTACTGTAGAACAATCAAAGTCAGCACCAGACCCACCGTTGTTATTTCCGGGTCCTGTAGTCGATACTGTTACAGTCGTACCACCTTCTGTAGTGTGGCTACCTGATCCACTTGCGGCGTTATTAATCCAATCAGATAGTGTTTTAATCCAGCCGTCATCAGGATCTACAGAATCTAAGGTTGAACTAAGTATTTCCCAATAAGGACTCGTGCCCTGTACCTCTTCAAGCCCCTTAGCTACAAAATCTTTCCAGCTTAAAGTTTCAGGTAGGCCGTCGTATCCAGTTAAAGTTACAAACTTACCGTCTTTGTTTTCAAAAATGTCTACGTAATCATAAGATTCTGTTGCGCTTTCCCACCAATCGCCACCAGTTATATTCTGCTCTACAAACTCGTTAAAGCCGCCTCTTATGTCTGCAATTACTCCACCAGAGTATCGTCCAGTAACTGGGTCTGGGACGCCATTGAAAAACTCATAGGTACTAGACCCCTCCTTAATTAGACCACCAAAGGTAAAGTCCTGATTAGAGGTTGTTAATGAAGAAAATAAATCCTTGCCTATTTCAAGACCACCACCTAGTGCTCCTGAAGTAATAACAGTTTCTAGGTCTACAGTACCATTAATAACAGCTTGTTCTATAGCAGAAGCAGAGGCAGAAGCTATAGCAGCCGTAGAAGCCGCAGATAAATCTGAGAATATACCTAACTGTGAAAACTGAGTACCTAGCCCAGCGCCTAAAGCACTGCCTAAAACACCCTCTACCGTTAATTCTTCCCCAAGTACTCCCTGTATGCCTGCGGAAACTAAAGACGATGTGGCGGCACTCGCTGCTGCTCCACTCATCCCTAGTTGTGAAACAAAGAAACCCTTTAGAGATGTCCCAATGGCCGCATTAGCTGTTCCCCAAGTAGCTGCTGCTAGTACAGCCGCTTCAATAATTTCTTTAGCGTAATCAACCTGAGGGGTTTTATAAGTCTTAGTAAAACTTGTGCCATTCCATCGGAACAAGTCACCATCGTCGTTCTGAAAGCCTTCTACTATTCCGTAACTCTCACTTAAGGCTTTATATTCTTCAGGGTTGTCGTATTGATTAAGACCTTGAGCATTTAAGGCTGAGGACTCCTTTACAAAGCTCATCCAGTTGTCGTAAGTTAAATCAGGGTTAGCTTCTTTAAAGTAACCCATTCCCTCGTCGGCATCCCAGAAGCTCTTAATTGTTTCTTCTGTCTGCCAAGATCCCTGAGTTGTTACAGAACCATCGCCCTCAACATCAAAGTATATTTTACGTACGTCACCTAGCTCAGATGGCTGATTAAAATAGTACACTGGTGTGCTAAAGTCTGGGTCTGTCTGCCAACCACTCGGTGTATAATAAGCGTTGGAATAATACATATTCCCGTCGTCACCCTGAACTACAGGGCTAGGCTTATTTTCTAGAATAGCACTCAAGTCAATGCCGTTTACATTGCCGAGATCAAAATCACCTAAGTTTAAGTTAGGGTCTATTTTGGGTGCAGCCATTATTTTTTACCCTCAGCGGTTTCTCTGATAGCGTCTGTCTCAGAGTACACACACAGACCTAAACATACGCCCTTCTTATCTTTTACGTGTATAGAACCAGTGCACCCTAAGAGTACGCTAGACAACAGTAAAATTAAGAGTGTCTTAGGCATTTACAGAGTCGCCGCTAGTTCAAACAACTCATCAACCTGCTCTTCTGACAAGTTTAAAGAAGCACTCACCTCAGCAACAAGAGGAGACAAACGCTCTACAGTGTCTGCGTGTCTCCACTCAATGCCAGCCTCTACTCTCCTAGGCTCATCTATGGTAGCAATTTGTGTATCCACAGACTCTAAAAGCCCTTGCCTGTACAAAGCTAACCTAGCCTGACGCATGGTAACCTTAGTTTGAGAACGCTCCCACTCCTTTATGGCTAACTCTAATTCTTCTGCTGTGCGCTTTGCCATTAGATAATCCTCACTTTAAGGTTGTAGTCACCAAGGCTTGTTAACCTGACAGAAGTACTAGTAGGGAAGTCCCAGTTATAATCAGTGCCTAGTACAGCCCCTTGGTTTAGGACGTTACCATCGTAGTTCAAAGCAACACCATCAGACGTAGGTGATGTACTAGTGCTGTCGGCATTCTTTAGAGCAATCATAAAGTCTAATGAGTTAGCTAAAGTCAGGTGGTTTGTATCGGCTACTGCATCCATTTGAGCGCCATCCATCAGGTTTGCAGTATGTGGTACTAAAGCGGTTGCAGTGTATTCCTGAATCGTATCTGCTTGGGTTCCTGAAGAATGAGTGTAGTAAAGCTTTTCTCCCTCATCACCAAACATTACCCCTTTAAAACTACCACTTCCCGCATCAAATGTCTCAACAAAGGTCGCGGTAGTTATATCCCAAGCAGTAGATAATGTGTACTTATCCAATTCAGCTCTGCCAATAAGCATTGTTTTGCCATCATTTCCAATGGAAAGAGTCTCTGCTCCAGTTGAATCCTGACTTGAAAAATCGTAAGAGACTGAATTGTATGATGCAGTAGAAATATCCCAAGGAGTTGATAAATCATACTCTGCAACAATAGTAGAGGCGCTACCTACAACATACATTTTAGTGCCGTCTGACTTTAATATAACTTCACGCAAGTTAGTTACTTGACCGCTAGTAACAAAATTGACGTTATCAAATGAAAGAGTAGTTATATCCCAAGCTGTTGAAAGACTGTATTGCTTTACATCTTGAGTAGACCCTTGAACCTCATACATTTTAGTTCCATCAGGCTTAAAGAAAACACCTCTTGGATTATTACCTTGAGATGATGTGCTTTGGAATGCTGTATGAGAAGCTGTAGTTAAATCAAATGCAGTGGATAATGTAAATTGGTCAACACCTAGTCCAGCGGCTGATGATGTATAAATTTCAGTACCATCATCTTTGACAAAAAGACCTTGAGGCTCTAGCTCATAAGATGAAATATCTAATCCGTGTATTTGAGTAGAAGCCGAAATCTGAAACCCTTGGAGAATCGGAGCCATAGCCTGCCTAAGTGCTGCAAACTCTGTGTTAGTGGTAGCATTAGCCCAAGTCTCTGATCCGTAGGTAGTGTTACTGTTGTACTGCCACGTACCACTATTGTTTCGAGCAATAGAACGCTCACCATTAGTATTATGGATAACCTTCCACGTAACGTGATTGTCTGTAGAGTAGGCGTAGTACACCTCTCCAGTGCCTACAACCTCAGTTGCTGTTGTGCTGTTTACGTCAGTCCAGTAAGTAGTGTTAATTTGACCACCACTGTTTGTAACAGCTACAGCGTAGTCAGAAGAATACACAACAGGTACTTGGACTAGAGTAGAACCTATGTCGTATTGGAAAACTGTGTCCTTAGTAGTACCAACAATGTACATCTTAGTGCCGTCGTTGTTAAAAGCTAAGTCATAAGGATTTGCTTCTTGACTACCAACATAAAAGTTCACAGAGTCGTAACTAGCAGTACTTAAATCAAAGGCAGTGCTTAAGGTGTATTGGTAAACTGTCTTGTTAGTATAACCAACAATGTACATCTTAGATCCATCAGCATTAAAAGCTCCTGAACGAAGATTTCCTTCTTGACTACCAACACTAAAGCTCACAGAGTTGTAACTAGCAGTGCTTAAGTCAAAAGCAGTGCTTAAGGTGTATTGATAAACTGTGGAGTTAACAGAACCAACAATGTACATCTTAGATCCATCAGCATTAAAAGTTAAGTCATAAGGTTGTCCATCTTGGCTACCAATACTAAAGCTAACATTGTCGTAACTAACTGTACTTAAATCAAAAGCAGTACTTAAGGTATATTGATAAACTGCCTTGGTACCATAACCAAGAATGTACATCTTAGTACCATCGTTGTTAAAAGCTAATTTCCAAGGAGCTGAATCTTGACTACCAACATAAAAGTTCACAGAGTCGTAACTAGCAGTGCTTACGTCAAAAGCAGTACTTAAGGTATATTGGAGAACTGTTTTGCTACTATAACCAAGAATGTACATCTTAGTGCCGTCAGCATTAAAAGCTAAGGCACGAGCAGTTGTATCTTGACTAGCAACACTAAAGCTATCTCCACTGTACTCAACAGTCTTTAGACTAAAGGCACCGCCCATTTCGTATTCGTAAACTGTCTTGTTATTAAGACCCACAACGTACATCTTAGATCCATCAGCATTAAAAGCTAAATCTATTGGGTAGCCTTCTTGACTACCAACACTAAAGCTCACAGAGTCGTAACTAGCAGTACTTACATCAAAAGCAGTGCTTAAGGTGTATTGGTAAACTGAGTCGTTAGTGTTGCCAACAATGTACATCTTAGATCCATCAGCATTAAAAGCTAAGTCAAAAGGGACGCCATCTTGGTTATTAACACTAAAGCTAACACTGTCGTAACTAGCAGTGCTTAAATCAAAAGCAGTACTTAGGGTGTATTGGAAAACTGACTTGTTAGTAGTACCAACAATGTACATCTTAGTGCCATCGTTGTTAAAAGTTATTCCTTGAGTATTTGTATCTTGACTAGAAATATTAAAGCTAACACTGTCGTAACTAGCAGTGCTTAAGTCAAAAGCAGTGCTTAAGGTATATTGATAAACTGTCTTGGTATCACCGCTAACAATGTACATCTTAGTACCATCATTGTTAAAAGCTACTGAACGAGGAGTTGTAGCTTGACTACCAACATTAAAGCTCACAGAGTCGTAACTAGCAGTGCTTACGGCAAAAGCAGTACTTAAGGTGTATTGGTAAACTGAGTCGTTAGCACCGCCAGACATGTACATCTTAGTACCATCATTGTTAAAAGTTAACCCAAAAGGAGTTGTATCTTGACTACCAACACTAAAACTATTGCCCATGTAATCCGCAGATTTTAAATTAAACCGGGGGTCTAGGGAGTATTCGAAAACTGTCTTGTTAATATAACCAACAATGTACATCTTAGATCCATCAGCATTAAAAGTTAGTCCTCTAGGACTTGTATCTTGATTAGCAACACTAAAGTTCACAGAGTAGTAACTAGCACTGCTTACATCAAAAGCAGTACTTAGAGTGTATTGGTAAACTGTCTTGTTAGTAGTACCAACAATGTACATCTTAGATCCATCAGCATTAAAAGCTAAGTCATAAGGTTGTCCTTCTTGGCTAGCAACACTAAAGCTCACAGAGTCGTAACTAGCAGTGCTTACATCAAAAGCAGTGCTTAAGGTATATTGATAAACTGTCTTGTTAATAAAACCAAGAACATACATCTTAGTGCCGTCAGTGTTAAAAGTTAGTCCTCTAGGACTTGAAGATTGACTAGCAACACTAAAGCTAACGCTATCGTAACTAGCAGTACTTAAATCAAAAGCAGTACTTAAGGTATATTGATAAACTGTGTCGTTAGCCAAACCAACCATGTACATCTTAGATCCATCAGTGTTAAAAGTTATGGCAAAAGCACTTGTATCTTGACTAGCAACACTAAAGCTAACACTGTCGTAACTAGCAGTGCTTACATCAAAAGCAGTGCTTAATGTGTATTGATAAACTGACTTGTTAGTAGTACCAAGAATGTACATCTTAGTGCCATCATTGTTAAAAACTACTCCAGCAAGAGTTGCATCTTGACTACCAACACTAAAGTTAGACCCTGTGTAAACAGTATTTCTAAAGTCATACACTGCCCCGCCTTCTTCATCCGTACCAGAAGACAACGCAATGCCTGTAGCATCCCCATCGACAACTAACTCTTTAAGAGTCCAACTACCAGAAGCAATTGCTGATGTGTCAGTAAAGTTTGTTAGTAGGTTGTAGCTACCGTCAACATTAATAATTACAGCAGTACCGCCGTTACCACTAACAATTTTACCTACATCATCCGCAGCAAAAGACCCAGTACCTAACGTAAATACGCCATCAGCAGAATCTTCACTAGGCGTCAGGGTTGTTGAGTAAGCACTGTTTTCAAAGTCGTAGTTAGCACCATCAGAAGCAACATCCCAAGTGTTGTCTGTTATCCCTGTTTGTGGGACTTCTTTGGTAACAGAAACTACAGGAGCACCAGACGTAATTGCTTGAGACAACGTGATAGAAGATGTTTCACCGTTAGTGTACGTCTTGGTTTGTGTGGCTTTTTCTAGTGTTACGTGTTGATTAACAGAAGATGCACTGATGTATTCGTCAGGAACAGTAGTCCACGTAACAACCTCGCTTAGGTCGTTTACTTCAGCAATACTAGGTATAGTAGCTGCAACGTAATCAATAACAGCAGCATTAGTAGGGATCTGGTTGTCTACGTCAGCAAAAGTTTCAGAAGACAGTGTTACTGCTCCAGCGTCAATATCACTAAACGCTACACTTGTTAAGTATCCTGCTGTTGCGTGGTTACCCCAGCCGTAAGCTGTGTCCCAGTTAGCAATGTTTAAGTTAGAGCCTGTGACAGCCCCTGAGAACGTTCCTGTAGCGCCGGAGACAGCGCCTGAGAATGTACCTGTGGTTCCAACAAGAGCCGTAAAAGTTCCCGCTGCTGGAGTAGACCCACCAATAACAGTACCATCAATAGTACCACCGTTAATGTCTGCCGTTGCAGAAACTAAAGACGTAAACGTACCAGCAGCCGGTGTTGTACCACCTATAACAGTGTCATCAATTGTTCCACCATTAATATTAATTGAAACAGAAGCTGAAGTTAAATCAGCGTTACCTGTAACAGTAATATCATCAAACGTAGCGTTACCAGTAAACGTAGGTGAACCTAAGTCTGCTTTGGTTGCACTAGCTACTTGAATAGCATTAAATTCTGTATCAAACTCTGAACCACGAATAACCTTATTAGCGTCACCAGTAGGTAAAGAATCTTTAGCAGTAAAATTTGTAGATTTTACATAGTTAGACATAAGGTTTTCCCATCCGTTGTGTCTTTTATTTAAACACCCTAATCTAAGATGCTTAAGTAAAAGGGGGCCATTGCAGCCCCCGGTATAGCTTACTCGTCAGCAATAGCGATGACAAAGCCTGCTTCTGGACGATAGGTTTGAACACCGTACAAAGTGTCAGCAGTGTACAGAGTAGACAAGTACTCCTGCTTGTACTGTGTTTGGCTACGTACAGCCATTTGCTCTGCAAGAACAATAGCGTCCTTGT